CCGACTCTTTTGCAAATATGAAAGCAGCAATAATGTGAACGGCGTGCACATACGCGACACGCAACCATAGACGCATGATATTCTTCATGGTCTGTGACAAACCTGAAAACACATTCAACAACCACTGGAGTAATCTCCCAGCGTTTATCGGTTGAGTTGACAAATCCATGGACGCAACATCAGGGCCGAGAAGGATAGCCTTTCCTGATGGTAAAACAAACATCCACAACTGATCATCACCGTACGAAATAGCAATAAAGCGAGATTTACGCTTTCCGTCAAGCACACTCTGCCACTGTTCAGCAAAGTGTGCAACAATACGGCGAGCACCACCATGGAACGGACTAAAATGGTAAGCACTAATAGACGATGGGTCCTCCCAAAAAGAGAACAAAGACTCTTCAAGAGGCAGCACCGCTTTCATGCAAACAAATCGCATAGGAAGAGGTTGCACACCATAGGGACGAACTTTCTTAAGAAATTCGTCACGAGGCATACGCTCCTCCTTCCGTTTCAACATGTAGGTGTTGATCCAAGGATGGTCCGACACGAGCTTATCAAACCGAGCACTAAGACCCACTTGATCTCCAGCACAGACTCTCGAAATAATAACATTTGCAAGATGCAAAGCATGATTAGCACAACTAACTGAATCATTGCTAAGTTGACACTTAGGGTCATCTAGCATATTCAGAGGAAGTTTTGTTGGATCATGCATCTTCGGAGTCGAATTGCGATACTCAAACTGGTAAGGAAAGCCAGTACCAGCTTTAGTATTCAAATGCTGAAGCTCAATAGAATCCCGACTCAAGGTATCAGTGTATCGGGTAGCGTCCAATTTTCTCAGTGGCAACAAAGCAGCTACGCGTTTGTTAAGATCAGGACCAAGGAGACGCATATCTGATCTCACAGAACATAGGCGATCCTTCAAACGAGAAACCAAACCTAGCATAGTTCCATTTGAAAAATATATGCTTTCAGCATATTTTGCAAACGGTTGCAAAACTCCACCATGGTACGTCCACATAGCGGCGTACATAGCTTTGTCAGGAGGGTGTCTTATCGAAGGAAAACTATATTTAAAAGTCTCACCACTGAAGGGCACAACGAGGGGCTTCAAAGCCCGCATTACAGCTCGTTTCCCTAATTTTCCTTTTCCGAGCAGCTCATCCACAATCTCTTCATGTTTCATATCACCACCTGGTGGCAAATTAAAAACAGGGAAAGCAGGAACTACTATCTCTTTCTTCACCGTGGGCGGTGGAGTAGAGGCATCATTCTTCTTCTTCTTCTTTTCAAAC